TTGAGTTTCTGAAGTTATGTTTTCACCATAACTATTGTATCTATGTTTAATGCTATCTTTAGCAAACTTATCAACCTCAACACTTTCTAAATATTCTACTGCTGTGTTCATTGTTCTTGTTGTTTAAAGGTTTCCAAATGCTTCAATGACATAGGCAAAAGATAGCCCAACTCCAAGAACAGAACCAAATACTATTCCTTCGTGTTTTGGTTCTTTACTCTTTCTATAAATAAGAATTAATGAACTACACACAATAAATTGTACCATTGCTAATGTTATTACCATATAAAATTTAATCATTGTTCTTGTTGTTTAAATGTCAAAATCATTCTTAATAAATTGATATATCATATAATAAGTTACTGCAAAAGATATAGTGCATAATGCTACTAATCCTAATATTGGAAATAAATATATTAATCCAATACATCCAATTATTAAAATGATAATAATAGATGTTATTAAATGTGTCTTCATTGTTCTTGTTGTTTAAGCTTATATGTTTAAATTTCTATTTGTTTTGTAAGCTTATAAGTTTACATTTCGTTTTTAGATATGTGGCAATTTTTACCCCTTATTCTTGTTTGTTTTGTTCCGTGTTTATAGCCTCTCGGTAACCATTGCTAAACGCTTCGACTTCTAGTAGCGCTATGTCTTTTTTGATGCGCTCTAGGTACAACGTGGCGTCCATTAATTCTTCTTGTAGGTGGGTTATCCATTGATCTAGCGTTAAGTCGTTTCGTGTTAGCGGCGTGCCGTATTTCTTTAGCCCCGTGTTTGAACGTTCAACGTACTTTGCTAGCACGCTTTTTACTATTTGGTCTTCTACTTCTTGTTTCATAAAAAATTGTATAAAGTGTTAAAATACTCGCGGCATAGTTCGACGCGATCTTTGATTTCGTTTACTACTTGTTCGTCTTTTTCTACTTTGAAAACCTTTACACGGCGCCCTAGTGGTATATGGTCAAACGAATGGCGCTTTAAAACCTCGTCGCGTAGTTCTTGGCTTTCATCCATAAGTCTAGCGTTCCAATGCGCGCGGCGCACTTCGTCTTCTATCATGTCGGCGGGTGTGTTGACTAGGCAGTAAACTAGTAGCGCTTCGGTCTTACCCGTTAATTCAAGGTAGCCTTGCAACTGAAAATAATAATCCTTTGTAGGTATTTCCGTAGCAAAAAACGGAAATGTAGTGGCATCCCATGAGCTTTTCACGTCTAAAAGTATGTCGTTCGTGTTTACGTCTGGCGTTCCCGTCAAAAACTCGTTTTCAAAGTGTTCGTGGTTCTTATATAAGAAACCCAATTCTAGCGCGTTTGAGGCCATTTCTATGGCTTCGTCTTCTACTAGGTTACCTTTGTCGGTGTAACGGCTTGAAAACGTCTTAATAACGCCGTATTTCGCACGCAGCACTTCTTCTTCTATGTATGTCTTTGCGGTTTGGCTTAATAACTCCCCCTTTGTACGGGGGGATGTCATTATTTTACCTATGGCAGAACATCGAATTTTGAAAGTCTTCATAAGGCGTTAAGCATATCAATTTGTCCATCGGTTAATTCAAATGAAGCCTCTAGCTTTTCGCGGGTATACTCACCTTTTGCAATAGCTTGCACCGCTGCGCTGAAACGCTTTTGGTCTATTGGCTTTTTCTTTGGTTCGTCTTTTACTTGTTCGCCGCTTGCGTCCGTGTCTTTGTCGGTAACAAGTCCTAGGCTACTAGCCAAAGCGTAACGACGAAAATAGGTCACGCCCGAACCAAAGCTTTGATAGTCATTCATGCCTTTAAGTGTTACACTAGGAATAGCCACGGAACTTTCCATGTTTTCGCCAGACTCTACGTGAAAAATAATAGTACAAATGTAGTTTTCACCCTCTTTGGTGTGTAGGTTTTGGGTAAAGCCTAGACCGTGTTTAGCTAGTAACGGGTTAATTACTTTGAAAATTGCGGGTAGATCGCTATAAGAATAGCCGAACCCTTGCGTTCCTTTGTGAATTACTGGTACTTCTTGCTGAAAAGCCGCAAGCGCTTTGAATAAATGTTTCATAACTTGTTGTTTTTAAGTATTAACTATACGCAAATATATAGATTATTTTAATTCATTGTACTTTTCTTTATATTTTTTTATCAATTCTTTGAGTTCTTCGACGTCCCAGCGTTTCTCTAGGTGCGCTCGGCCTTGTAATTCTATTAATTTGGCGGCGCCTATGCGTTGTTCTATGCCTATTTGGTAGTTCAAAAGATTGCCAGACAAAAAAGTGTTGCAGTGTTCGCATTGTAAATGCACGTTGTCTTCGTCAAATCTTACGTTTGAGTGGCCGCCTTGGCTATAATAGTGGCCCGCGTTCTTTTTCTTGGGCGGTTGGTTGCATGAAATGCAAGGTTTACCCTCGTCGCGTTTACGTATGTAGGTATTGAAAACCTTTTGTGCGTCTTTTAGCCAGTCGGTTGTTGTTTTTAGTTCGGTTGTCCATTTCTTTTTCGTGTTTTTCCATGCCGAAGTCTTGACTTCTTCTACAAAAGCCTTAACACATTCGTCTTTTAGGCAAAATTTATGGTTGAAGCGTATGGGTTCGAACTTGTCTTTGCAATTTTTACAACGTGGCATTATCAAAAGCTTTGCGTTTGTATTTCCATTTCTAATTCCTTTACGCGTCGGGCTAGTTCTATGTTTCTACTAGCGAGAATTGTATTTTCTCGGCTTATTGCTACTGCGTGTTCGTGTAGTCTACTAAAAAACGAAATAGCCTCTAGCAATTCTTGTTCGCTTTTCTCTGCGCCTTGTATGTAGTCTATTGCTTCGGGTCTTGTTTTTAGTATTTGTTCACGTGCGGTCTTTATTCTTTGCTGAATAGCCCAAAGGTTAGCCCGTGTTTTTATTATTTCTAGTCCTAATTCCATGTTTATGCTTTTTTGAATACTAAAATGTTTTGGTGTACTTTAACAAGTTTTCGTGTTTTCATATTTCCGTTAGCGCGCAGCATTGCCGTTCCGTATGCGTTTACTAAAATAGCTTCATTATAAAACTTCATTCCGCATTTTTCAAAGGCGCGTATAGTGTCTGGCACAAATCCAATATAGTTGCCTTGTTTATTCCTAACCTCACCCACAACAAAACAAGCTAGCCCGTCGGTTTTTAACAAGTTACATGCTTTTGCTATAATGCTTTCGTAAGCTTGCATAAATTCGTTGTATGGCATATTTGAAATATCGCCTTTTAAGTCGCTATAAACCTCAAGGTCGGCGTATGGTGGGCAACTAAAAACAAAGTCAAATGTTTTAGTAAATCCGTTTAAAACCTCGTTGCTATCCCCTACGTACCATTGCGGCTGATTTTCTAACTTTAGAATATCTAACGCTTGTTCGCGGTTGCTATCTATTTGTTCTTTTCGTATGTCTATTCCCGTGTATTTATAGCCTAGTTTGTTGGCTACTATGCCACGAACCGAACCACCCGCAAAAGGGTCTAGTATTTCGCCCCCATCAACACAAAACCACTTGTAAAGAACTTCGCACAAAGCTGGATCAAAAATACTAGTGTCTGACATTTTAACCTCTTTACCAGCAAACATATTTGTTTTACCTTTTGAATTAAATGTAGTTGCCGTTCTACCAAGTTCACTTTTTATACCTATTGAAAGCCATGCTTTTTTTCTGTTTTGCCAGTTGCCGCCTTTGGTATCTAGTATTGTAAATGGTGGTTCTATAAAACGTTCACGTAAAATTGGGTCTGTTACTATTTCGTTTCCGAATAAATCAAAATTTTTCATAATTAAAAAGGTGTTTCATTAGCCAGGCGTCTAAGCTTTTCACTGGTTGTTAGTATTTCGTTTGTTTGCAGTTTGGTTTGTTGTTCGCGTGGGCGTAATTCTTTAAGCGTGTCTTTGTTTTCAATTATAAAGCCCAGGCCTTGGTTAAATTCACAAAATATAAAGTCTTCAAACCCAGTAATTGCCCCGCCCGTTTCTTGGTCTTTAATCTTTTCGGTTGTTACTAGCGTTACGTACTTCATTGTTTCGTGTTTTACTAGCCTATGTACTACTATCATGTCGTCGCATCGGTTCAAAAATGCTTTACCGCCTTCAATGTGGTCTTTCATTGGCGGTTTAAGATGGCCTTTCCACATGTGATTATCTGGGTAAATGTTACCACTACGTCCGCTTTCCGTATTTGGGTGGGTGTTTATATACAAAGTCTTGCCCGTTTCGTTGCAAAATTGGCGGGCGTCGTTTAGAAACTTATAATTACCCTCGTAGCCCATTTGGCGGTCTAAGCCCGTGTAAGGGTCAATTAAACACGCGTCGGCGTCCGACTTGCGAAATAGTTCGAATAGTTCGCTAGGTTTGTAAAGCTTTGAGTTGTCTATGAATTCAAAGTATTGCTCTAGGTATGCCGTGTAGCTAGATATTTGGCGCTCGCTTAATTGCTTAAATGGTTTGCCCGAGTAAATTTGCACCATGTCGCGAAGAACTTGCCAGTATTGGTTTTCACCAGACCACATTACAAACTTTAATTCGTGTTTAAGTGCAAGGGTAAGAAAATACCAATTGATCCAGTACGTTTTTCCGACGTTGTCATGGCCTAAAATGATATTGAGTTGTCTAGGTTTGTATCGCAAATAGTCGTCTAGCTTAGTGCCTATGCCTAGACCTTGTTTTATTTTGCCGTTCTTATAGTCGAAAAGCTTTTCTAGGTGTATTCCTTAACATAACCTAGTTTTTTAGCTTGTTCATAAAGTGGGTCGTTTACCATTTCTATTTCGTCTTTTGGTTTGGCCCAACGTCTTACTGTGGCTTTCCAGTCTTTCATATTGTTTTTACCTACTTTCCAACCGTTGCTATCGTAATAGTCTATAAATGTTTGGGCGTTTAGTTGTAAGTTTTTTTCTTGGCAATAGGCGTTAATTTCTTGAACACTCGGGCGCGTAAATATATTCTTTATTTCTTTATATTCTTTAGTTGTTGCCCTTTGTGTGCCTTGTTGCTTGCCCTCTTTACCACATTCTACTTGCAGTTTGTCCCATTTTACAAGGCTTATAGCTTGCCATTTGTTTGTCGTGTAGCGTGCCACTTCTTTAGAGGCCTCAAGCTTAGCCATTGCGGTACGTGTCTGCTTAACCGAAAGCCCTATTTCTTTGGCTAAATTCTCCCAACTGGTAACGCATGAACCAGCTTTTATTGTTTGCCCTTTCCACGTCTTGTCTTCGTAGTTTACAGACAAAAGCAAATGAACAAGCAAACGCGTTGCGTTGTGGTCGTCGTACCATTCCCAGTCTTTAAGTGTTTTGTGTAATTTAATCCATCCGCTCATCTGCAACATTTTTAGGATAAAAAAAAGCCCATTAAGTTTCGTGGTTGCAGCACTACTCCTCAATGGACTTTCAATAATTTTTTACATGGGTCTGCAACACCCTTACAAATATAACGTTTATTTTTCTAAAAGGTTGCTTTCAGCTAAAAGTTTTTCGTAAACACCTAGCTTAACACGTCGTCGAATACGTTTGAAGTCGCGAATAGTTCGGGCCTCTATAATGTCCGTTTTTAAGTCCCGTTTTTTAGCCGTGCTTTCTTCTGGAAATATCAATACGCTACCCTCTAGTTGTTGTTTGAGTTGTACTGTTTCGAACTTGTAGTCTTCGTCGTTATAACCCATTAGGTTTTCATGCGTTTTAAGCCCATGAATTATAGTAGCGTGGTGCTTACCAAATATTTCGCCAATTTGGGAAAGGCTAAAGCCGCTAGTTCTAAGTTCGTGGTATAGGTAGGCACGTTTGTAAATCAATCCGCGATCTCTACACTTGTTTGTTAAGTCGTAAGCCGCTATAAGTTCGTGAATAAGTGCTATTTTGTTTTTCATATTTCCGTTATTTTAAACTTACCTAGGTTAAAGTTGTTTGTATATAGTAGTTCAGACTTCATGGCATAGGCCATAGTTTTAGAATAAAAACGCCAGCTTTGCACGGCTTTAGTTCCAACGTAGTAAGTAAGTAGGTATTTCATAGCTTTTCTATTTCGTGTTTTACTTGTTGCCAATAATTTCTATTTGATAGTGGAAGAAGATTTAGTATCTCATCAACTGCAATTAATGAAAGTTCGTTAGCAACATGGCTTATTATATAAACACCATCCATAGGGTATTTCATTTTATCTACCAGCTCTATTGCTTTTTCTTTCGGTGTCATAACTTATTTATTTTATACGTTTGAGTTCCGTCTTTTAGTTCTTTGTGTATTACCTTTCCTTCTTCTACAAGTTTTCCTAATGCTACAAAAAAAGGAGTTAAATTCCATTGCGGTATACCAGTAAGCATAAAATCATAATCCATTTTTCCTAATATGTCCCAGTCAAAGTCAGAAGGAGTTTTTATTTTCCCGTCACTCATATATTCAAGTAAGAATTTTTTAGCTGGTTCTATTAATCTATTTTCATTGCATTTTGTAGGCATATACTTTTTAACTTTTTTTATTGGTTTTAATGGTTGGCAGCTCATATCTCTTGCATTTTAATTTCACAAATTCGGTTGTATAAGCTTTCGTTAAAGTTAGTCCAAAATCGGTTTATTTGGTAGCGGTTAAATGGGCCAGTCAGTGGAGAAATGGTCTTCGTCGTTGTATTCGGTGACATAGTCGTCTTCGAAGTAGTTGTCTTCGTAAAGCTTAACAAGGCGTTCGTCACATTGGCGGGTTTGTTTAATAGTAAGTGTTTCATTATATGTTTTTTTAGTTATTTTATAATTTGCGTAAGCGTCGTAAATTTCTATTTCGTATTCGGCTAGGATTTCTCCGTTCGTTTTTGTGTCGCCCTCATCCCATAGGGTAACCATTAAGTAAACAAAGTTTTTGCCGTGTGCCTTGTAAACTTCAAAGTCTTTAATTTCTGGTGCTATCATGTTATTTAAATTTGTCATTGTATACGTGGTTCATGTACTTGTTATAACTTGTCTTTAATTCGTACGTGTTTTGCTTGTACGTTTGCGGGTCTGTTGTCGCGTGGTCTAAA